ACTTGACCGACACAGCGTACCCACAACCAGCACCAGCCTCTTTTTGTAGGCTCCATTCATGCAGCGATGCAGCTATCCAAGCTGTATCAACCCCAGAGCCAACCGTGTCAATGTCGCCATCGTTGTCAATGTCCTCTAGGTTTCCAAGGTCAAGCCCAAACCCTGGAATGGTAAAGCCTCCAAACTTCATGTCGAATCCTAATCCCTGCGAATTGCAGAGTTGCATCCTTGCGACCTCTAACGCTGCGTTCAGGTCGTCCGACTTTGCCTTGTTCATTGCGTCCCTGGCAAGATCCTCGCTGAAGTAAATAAGGTCGCCCCAATCGTCAACATTTCCATCGCCATCGACATCCGTAATGATATCGGCAGACCCAAACGTGGAACTTGTCTGGTCTGCTGATGCACTTGCAGCACTAAACAGGAACACCGCACTGCGAGCAAGAATAGCTTTGTCTCGCTGTCCTATGCAATCGAGGACATGAAGCCTAGAGGTTTCGACAATTCCTGTTGTCTGCACTCGCCATTGATAGGTTGGTGCGGTCGGCCTCCCTCCAGATATGGCAAGCTCATAAAGCGTCCAAGTTTGGGCAACGACGAAGTTTGCTGCCCTGCGGTCGCAGTCGTTATAGCGTAGTGCTACGTTTGGTAGTCCGCCTGGAACAACGCCTGGACCAAACCAAGAAATGCCGTTCGATCCTTCAATTGGCGTTATCGTGTAGGTCACTCCCGATAGGACATCGGTATCAGTGGAAGCAGGCACGATGCCAGCGTTAATCTGCTCTAAGTGGCAGTAATCGTAAGACGCAGGGTTCGTCAGGTCAGCACCCTGCAAGGTCAACCCTAATGGTCTGCATTCACACTCATACGCAGGGATTGGTTCGCATTCTGGATTAGTGATTGAGGCAGGCGTTTCTATCTTGCAAATTGTCGGTCCAAACTCGCAGTAATACTCCTCCGTCCTCGTTCGGTCTATGTCAGTGTCGCTGAACTTCTCGACGTAAACGGCAAGCCTCCCGCCAGTAAAAGCGTCAAGACTTTTTGCCACATCAATATCATTATCCAATACGGCGATGTTCCCCATCCCCGTTCCTGTCCTGAAATCAAGGTAGCAAGTTCGATCATGCTCAACGATTTCTGCGGCAGGGATGTGGGTAAAGGCTCCGTCCTCTGGGAAGTCTGCCGTGCCTCTGGCGTGCTGGTCTGCAAATGGGTCGCAATCGAGTTTGATAAAGTCAGTGATTTGAATGATGTCGCCCGCTTCGACCATAAATGGCTCTCCACCTTGCGTGACCATTCCCCCTTCGGTGATTACCGCAACTGCATTTTGCAAGCGGTGATCTTCAAATCCATCCGAGAATCCCGCCCCCGCATTTCCTCCTGTGTAGCGTCCACCAAAGCATTCGTTTAATACACGGTAGTCGTGCAAGTCCAGTGGCTCTCCCTCCTCTCTGCCAGCAAACATCGACTGATTTGGAACGTCGATAGAGCCCATGACCGCAGCACTTTCAGGCTGAACGCTTCGGCAATTAGTCACCGCTAGAAGGTCGTCCCTCTTCGCCCATGTATCATCGAGATCCTCACTTGCTCCGTTGAAAGTGCCGTGCTCAATTTTCCATTCGGGTCGGTATGGCGGAGGAGACAAGCACTGCGGATTGTCTGGATCATATACCTGACCAGTCTCCGTTTCACAAATCGGAATGCACTCTTCTGGGTATGGTCCTAAAATACGTTCATCGGGTGCTGCTTTGCTAACGACAGTGACGATGCCCGATGTTGGCTCATCGTCAACGTCAGGATCATATTCGGCACTTCCCATGAACTTAACCCGAACACTGAGCGACTCCATTTCCATGTCGTTATATTCAACAGTATTTTTTACGTCCACGCTCCAGCGTGCAATCCACTCTTCCTTGGCAATGTCTTTGCGGCTAATGAGTCCTTGTCCTTCCCTGAGCTTCCTTTCCTGCAATGCGTTGTGCAGGTCAATCTGATCAGTGGGCCAACCGTATGCCTCATCAACAGCGTTGGTCAGCAACTCAAAGTCTTCCAGACCATCCGCATAGCTAATTCCTCTGCCACGACTGTAACGTGCCTCTTCCGAGAGCGTCCAACCACCACCGCTAAACATGGTCGCCGGTGCAGTGAACAGAAACTTTTGAAGGTCGCCGTTACGATCCTCGGAAAGCTCCCAGAACTGGTCGCCTTGCAGATACTCTGTGTATGGTCGCCATCGATCATCGTCAGTGTACTCGCCACGGTCGTATGGGCTTGATGGTATCCACTTCAGGCTAATCGTTTCGCAACCGCTGCGGCAGCAACCGCATCCTGGACTCCATTTGATTGCCATTACTTGGGAATCTCCTTGGGAATGACAATCGGAGCGACTTGCTCATCAAAGGTTTCCTGCGTGTCAGGCACTAGTGTATCTGTCGAGTCGATCCACCCGAACGTACACCAATTCAGCACGGCTTGGCTTGTGTCGTTGGTCAGCATGACAAGCATCGGGCATCCCGCAGCGGTGAACGGAGCCCCAGCTTCCTGCTTCGTGCGAGCGGAAACAAACCAAGCATTCTTTTGCGTCACCGTCGTGTTTGCCGCAATGTCGGTGTACGGTTGGCTGACTGGATCTTGTTCTGGAAACTTCGGAGGAACGTCTGGAAACGGAGTGTAGAAAGCGTAAAGCAAACAGCGATGAAGCAATCCCGATGTCGGTCCCGTTGCCCACGTCACTGTATCGCCAGATACAGAAGAAACCTCGAGCAATTCGTATTGCTCATCTCGATTGATAGCGACCACCAAATCGCCTTGCTCAAGCTCGATTAACGCACCCGCATCGTTTCGGCCAGGAGCGGTTGACGTTACCCTGGTCGTCGTATCACCAGCTGCCGTGAACTCGTCGGTTTCAAATATCCCAACTGGAGTCATTGCATACAACGATTGCGCAGTCGCACCAGCGGTGGCACTAAACGACCGCAGCACAGGAACCAAGATTCCCTGTGCCGGACAAACCTCGACAATGTTAGTGCCGACCGTTTCGGTATGCCTGCCAGTTGTGTAGAACACGAATCAACTGTAGTACTCGTTGCTTTGGTCGATCCATTCAAATGATGCGTAGTTCAATACGCCAGCGTTCGTTGCATTGTCTACAGCAACAAGCAAAGGCATGTTGACTCCGGTCTTGGAATGCTCCTTGCCCTGTTGACGATGAACGCCTCCCTGAATCATCAGGTTGTCGAAGTCAACTTGGGTACTCGCTTTGAGCGGAATCTGAACTGAGTTCAAGCCGCCAAGCTCGTAGAACGCCCAAACCCTCGCACCAATGTCAACCATTCTGGTTGTTGCTGCGACTGTGACGACCGAACCACTGATGGAACTGACTTCTCGGATTTCAATGTCACCGTAGCGTGTTTCGTAAGCGATCCAATCGCTTGCGGCAAGCGTTTCAAACTCGCCAGCGGTGGTTGTGCCAGGATCGGCTTTCGCAAGCTCAATCGTTGTATCGCCCGCAGCAGCAAACTCAGCTACGGTCGTCACTCCACGGCAGGACATGACATACGCATTATGCTCGGTCGCACCAGCGGTGTAGCTCAAGCCACGCAGCACCGGAATATGCCCTGCAACAGCAGGAGCAATCGTTGTGATTTCAGTGCCAGCGGAAGCGGTCTGACGACCAGTTGTGTAATACGGCATTTTCCTTACTCCTTATAGTGATCGCTATGATCAAGAACAATCTTCAGCGGTAGCTACGAGTACCGTGTAATGTGAATCGACAAAGATGTATCGGTCGCCACCGATGTCACCTGCAAAAATGTTAAAGACTTCGTGCGTTAACTCCGTTCCGTCATCTCTCCTAATTTCCTCAAGCTTGCCCGACACAGGATTAATGAAATGGGGAACGCAATCGGCTTTACCTGGATCGTCTTGCACTCGCCCTGGAATACCCTCCGCTGGAGTTTTGTAGATAAAGCCTTGCGTCTCCAACTCATACGGTCGCACATTATATGAATCACCAGTCGGTCCACGACCACGATCTGCATGTGTTACACCTGTGCTTTCAATCCACCTTATCAGATGCTCGATATGCGATCTTTTTGCAAATGAATATCCAGCCACTAGACAAGCCTTAAAAAATCATTGAAATCAACATCCTGATAGATATGATACGCAATGTAATCGGGTGGACCTTCTTGCTCCGCTCGCTTCTCACCCGTGCTCGTAATATACCCAGAATTTGCCTTACCAGCTATTTCTGACTGAAACGCTTTTAGCTTTCTGTCAGGATCATTTGGTGGTCCCGACCAATATTGAGTGTCAAATAAACCACGAACTTCCATCCATCCGAACCTTTCCTGCCCCGCTGGAAGTCGTGAGTCTGGATGCAAATCAATCGTGTAGGTCACCATTGCTGCATCTGTATTGCCTGCAAGCAATTCAACGCTAACATCTGATGCCTCCACATCCTGAATCAACCACATCCCAGTATCTTGGCTGTTCCATGGCACGCTGTTAACACGAAACTTTCGCTCTATCATTTCTTCGTATGTGATGTTGTCTTCGTACTGAGTGTATTTAAGCCGAAAGGTTGGAATTCTTTCCAAGACTGGCGTTGTCCACCAGTTACCAGTTGGAGTTCGTGTTGTGTCCTTAAGCAACAACGGAGGTCTTGTAAACTTTTCATAATACAGAACCTCCTCCGTTTCCCCTAACGAAACGGATTGAACTGGATCGATCTCTTCAATGGTTTCCGGTATAGCAATCGGTGCGTTTTCTGCTTCTGTGCTGCCACCAGCACCGGAACCACCACCTCTTGCTGGAGGAGTCGAGAACTTTGCTTTGACCGTCCAGCGACTTAGTTTCTTAGGATTCTGCTGTGCAGTCTTATCCCTGCAAACAACGTAAGGCAGTATCTTGGTTCCTGTCGAATAGGTGGTCTTGCCGACAATTGGAATTCCAGTTGCGTTAAGAACATCGTAGGCAGAATGCGTAGCGATATCTGCTCCAGTGACATCCACGCAATAATCCTGATGCCACTGCGCATTTACACCAACATTGTTATCGCCACTAGACGAAAACGTCATTCTTTGACTGCGACCTTGTGATACTACAAATGGCATTTGTGCGAACTTACAATGCTTGAGGGATAAATGACGAGATTGCTTCTGGCAAAAGCGAAATGCCAGTATTTATCATATTAAGTTCCGCTTGCTGTTCAGCGTGTCGTCTTTCCTCCAGTTTTTCTGCTGATGAAGCATTTTTTGTGGAGATGCGTCTAAGCATTTCAAACTCTTCTTTGCTGTTTTTACCTGCGACCGCTGCACTTTCTTTTTCTGCCTCAACGATTTCATCTACTTGGCTAGCTAAATACTCTTTCGTAATTCTTTCTCGCTCTTGGGCAGCAACTTCGGGCGTAATCATGCCTTGTCGTTCTAACCGTGCAATTTCCGCCTGTTCTCTTCCTGCTCTAGTTAGCGGGTCTTCGTATTGCCTCATAAGTCTGTCCGCAGTACGTTGATCAGCTCTGAGTGCTGACTCATCTTCTCGCTGACGCCTTTCTGCATCTTTCATTTCCTGCTTCAGGCGGGCGTTTTCTTGTTGGAGTTTTTCTAACTCATCTGAATGCGTCGTTTCACCAGTTGCGGCAAGCTCTTCTTCTCGCATTCTCCTTAACTCGACTGCGTCTGCACCGTCTCGCAGTTCTTCGTTTTCCTTTTTAAGAGCAGCAATCCTGTCAGCAATCGATTGTTGAATTGCTTCTGATCTTCGAGTTTGGGCTTCATGTGCTGCGTCTTCCCTTCTTTCTCTTTCAGCTGCCTCGTCACGTCTCCATCGATCTTCGTTCATTGGCTGTTCTTGGCGTTCACCTCTTGTGATTGGAATCATTCCATACCATTCAGTTTGCGAACCGGTCGATTTCAATTTCGCTTCCGGCTCTTCGCCACGCACAAAAACCATAACACTCCATTTTGGTATGGAATCGTAGACTTGCTTGAACTCCCTCCAGATGTCCAAAAGCGTTTTAGTGTTATTTGCGGCCTGTGAAATTTGATTGGCAAGATCCCCTGATGCCTCCGCAGCACCTTGCAGTATAGTCGCACCAAGTTCCTTTAGTTGACCCATTGCAACTTGCCATTTTCCTGACGCAGTCAGTTCTGCGACATTTTCTAACTGCTTGTAAAACCTTCCTCCTTTGCTAGTTGCACTATCCATGGCATTTTGGACATCCTCAATCGAAATCTTGCCTTCTGCCATTGCAACTCGCAATTCCAGCATGCTTCTCCCGGTAGTCCGAGAAATTTCTGCTAGCGGGTTAAATCCCGACTCTATCAATTGCCGCAACTCTTGCCCTTGCAATCTTCCCGCAGCAGACACTTGCCCAAACGCAAGAGACAGACGCTGCATTCGTTCAGTATCACCTCCAGCAATGTCCCCAAGTTGCTTTAATCGCATCGTCACTTCATGTGCAGCGACTCCGTACTGAAGCAATGTCCTCGTCGATTGAAGTGATACCTCCAGCGAAAGAGAGGTTTCTGCGGCAATCTCCCGCAAGTCTCTCATTAAATTCTGTGCCGTGCCGAGAGAACCTGTAAATATACGAAATTGCAGTTGTGCTTTTTCAATGTCCATTGCCATCTTCCATGACTCAGTAACAGCTTGCAGAGCCCTAAACCCAACCGTCATTAGGCCCATGTTTTTCAATACCGGACCAAGACCTCCACCTAGCATCGCAGCAATGCCTCCACCTCCATTCGCAACGCCTCTATTCGCCCGAATCGAAGTCAATTCTCGTCGCAACCTTCTAATTGCCTGTGCGTATTCTCTCGCACTGATAGATCCGGCTCTAAGTGCATCTCGCAAATCTCTTTGCTGCTGAACATTTCTCCGCTGCGCACTCATACCACGTTGCAACAAAGCCTGCCCTGCTTGCCTTGCCCTAAAGTTTTCTTGCTCCGCTTGAGTTTCCTGCCTTATTGCATGGGCACGATGCTTCTGAACTTTATCAAAAAACGCCTGCCCCTTTTGCAGTTGCCTCTTCCTTTGATCCTCCATGACCTGGCTGTTGTACTTGACATCAGCTAGGTACTTCTTATCCGCAGCCGCTTTGTCTTTCAGTGCTTGCTGTTCTGCTCTGTCAGATGCTTCCTTCTGTTGTCTTGCATCACGCTCTGCATTTCTTACTTTCCTAATGTTTAGCAGTTCTTCTGCTCTAGCACTTCTTGCACTGTCTATCCCCTCTTGAAATGCCAGCGAGATCCTTTCGTTTTGCGTTAGTCTCTGTTGCTCCGCAACAGAAAGTTTCTCGCCTGCTGCTGCTCTTTCGCGAAGAACATCTGCCTCAAAATCTAACTGCTGTGCGAAACGCCTAGAAGCGACCAATGCTTCTCGCGACTGTAAAGCCAGCTGACCGTATGACGCAGCAACGACTTTCATTTGGTCGCCGTCTGCACGCGCTAACCTAGTTAGCTTGTCAAACTGCGGGACAAGTTTGCTAAGTCCTTTGCCTGCTAGATCTGCAGACAAAATCCGCAGTTCCTGCAACTCACGACTGGTCAACTTCATGCCTGCCACAGCTTGCCTGTGGTCGAACATGATACGAAACCACATGTCGCCTTGCTGTGCCATGACTTTTACCTTTGACCCGACATGAGTTGGTTTAATGCTTGATTTGGAGAAACGCCCTTGCGGGTGCTGCTCATTTCATCGCTTTCAAGTGAATAGTAGGCAAACCATTGATCGACGACCACAGATGGTGCTGAGTTGTACCACGCAATCGGATCGTCGATCCCCAGGTCTTTGCAAAGCATAAAAATGAACCTTAATCGACTACTGCGTTTAAGGACTTTCTTAAACCTGCCTATTCGCCCTTTTTTTTGACAGAATCACCATCGTTGTTAAATGCTTGGACTGCTGAAATCAGTGGATTTAGCATTGCACCATCCAACGCACTTACAACGCTAACGTCCTCTGCCGAAAACATTGGCGTGCTTTCATCAATCATTACTTGGTCGATGATCATGTATACATTTCGCAATGCAAACTTTTCCTCGACCAAGTTGCCGTTGTCGTCAAACCATGTGCTTGATCGTAAATCAATTTTCGCACGGTCTAGACTTCTAATGCCAACGGTTCCCAACCCTGGCACATCAACTTCCTCGTATCTCGCCTTCGCTTTATTGAGCAGTTGCTCACGAGTGAGTGTAGTTGTCATGTTTACTCAAAATCCTCCAATAAATCAGGTTCTTCGTTTTCTGTGTCTTGCAATTCAGCTGGTTGCACTGAACCCAATGCTTCCCCAAAGTGCCAAGAAACGTGCGTTTCGATTTCTGCTCTTTGTTCATCTGTAAACCGTAGATGAAGAAGCAGTTTACAATTTTTTGGGACACTGTCGCCATGCCTGGGAATGAACCCTGCATGCACACCATCCACGCGCACCCTCCACAGGCTTGGCCGCACTTCACGGCGCGAATCTGCTGCAGAGGTTGCGATAAATTCTTCAATGTCAACTTTCATTATGCTGCTTCTGCTGTGAAAGCTGGCTCAGTATCTTCGCCGTTAAGCTTAAAGACAAAAGATGCCTCCTGCAACTCACCGTTCTGCAACGTGGGCAATTGCACTTCGCGAATATACCCATCGGCAACGAAAGTTGCATTCGTTGTGTTACCGCTTGTATGAATCGGCCAAGTAATTGTAATGACCTCTGGCACACCGCGCGCAAGCAACGTGTCGCTGTCCTGATTAAACAAAAAATTGACAGTGATTTCGCCAGCGTCTGTTAGGTCGCTTGCCTGAAACGTCTTGAAATTAGTGGTATCTAAACAAGAAGTTTCTAAATCTTCCACAGCAAAGTTTGGTAGCTCTACCGACGTAATGCATGTGCTAACTGTCGAGACAGACAATGCAACGGTAGCACCATTTCCAGTTCCAGCCATGACTCAACTCCTTATGAAGTGGTCGTCGTGTAAAAAACGTAAAACTCAAGAATGGTGATATACCATCGTTGATCGGTTCCTGAGAGCGGTCGATCTACAGCATGCCGCTCTCCATCTTGCAGCGAAATCTCATGGATAAACTGTCCAGAGTTGTCGCCCTCGTGTTTTTTTTCTAACGCCAACCTAACGGCATCAGCTAATTCTACAGATGCGGCTCTTGTGTTTGCGTAACAATCTACTTGCATTCTTGCTCTAGCAATTGCAGCGATATGCACCAAACACTCAGTTGGCAATGTGTCTATGATTAAATACCGTATCGCTGGCAGCGTTGCCTGCTGTGGCAAAGCATCGCTATACATGCGCGTTCCTACTAAGCCTGACACAGTTGCATCGGCTAAAGTAATGGATCGTATTGTTTTGCTAATGTCTGGCATTTAACGTTTCCCAAACATCACTTCTTTCATCGCACGCTTCACTGCACGCTTCATTAAATTGTTTATTGGTCGAGAAGCTGATGTTTTTGCTGGCCTCCAAAATGGATGCTCTGGCACTTTTTGGCCTTCTATAGGAGTTCCATAGATAACCATTTTGTGACCGTATTCAACCGACACAGCGTATTGGCGCACTAACGCAAACTTTTTACCGTCTGCATGAATGTCAACAACTTTGCCGAACGTGTACTTTGTGTTTCTTGCTGCCTTAGTTCTGATCGCGTCTTCCAAGTCAATGTCGGTTTTTTTACCCCAGCGATCACGACCTTCTGCTTTCAAACGCTTAATGTTGTTTTTTGCTTTGTAAGTGAAAACCTCTGCTGCTTCGTTCAAAGCTTTTTTTGTAATTTTCTCTCGCAGCAATGGTGGTGCAGCCTCTAAAGTTTTCTCAATATCCTTAATTAAATTATCGGAAAACGTAAATTTGACGGTTTTGCTTGCCATCAAACCTCTCTCCTGCATTCGACTCGCGTTTCCTTGCTATCGCCGTCCATGTCGTATACTGCGACAATCCCATATTCGACGTTGTTAATCGTCACCTTCATGTCGGTCGTGATGCCTGACGAGCCCTGGTACTCACCAAACAGAACGTGCGTCGTCTGTGCAGAAACCTGCTTGCCACGCAGCACCTCCCCACCAGTAGTCGTCAGCAACTCGCAAGGCCAAGAGGTAATCACGTTATCCCAGTCACTAGGTGTGGTGTAGGTCGGATTGCCGTGATCGTCTTGCGTCCCATCATGCTGTGAAAAAGTTGCACGATGGCGACGACGACCAATTGCACCACGATATCGAGTTCTCATGGGTACGCAGAGTCCTGTACGGTTCGCCACAATCTGTCGTATGCCATGCTCCAGTCCCGATCTGGAACGTCGCCTCGGTCGTAGAACCACGATCCAACCTGAACCAGTATCAGATGCTTCAAAATCGAAGGAACCTGATCCGCAGTTCCAAAACCAGCATTGAACTGGATTGTGCATCCACCGTGCTGCTCTGTGATCGTCGGCCAAGACTGGTTGTACTTGAGGTAAACAAACGGCATGCGGCTCGTATCAACACCATAGACATCCGTCCCAAGCGTTTGCTGCGAGTTATCTGCATCGTAATAACTGATGCTCGATACGCTCGACACAGGTCGCTTGGGGATCTTAATCTTGTCGAAATCTGGGAATGCATCAAACGAAAGCGTGTACGTCTGCGTCATCAGAACATACGAGGTTTCGTTTTCAATCCTCTGCCTCGCCGCTGCGATGTACCTTGTTAGCTTTGCGTCGTGAGTTGTGTCGCTTGCCAGAAGTTCGCAGTGGTCTTTCGCTTGCGTCACCGTCACCGGTTCGCTTGCTGGACCGCTTACTCTGTTTACCTTCGGAGCGAACAGGTAATCTCTTCTCGCCATATTCTGCGACTCCTAGATCCTCGACGAGCTTGCGCCCTTCTTCGTCCGACACGCATAGGACATGGCCAGCTTTGATGCGTGACCATGTCCGAATCATTTTTACCAGCATGATTAAACACGCAGGACGGTTTCGCCACCCATGGCGGATGACGTAACTGCGGCAACTGCACCTTTGCTCAGGATCGCAATAGCCGAAGCAAAAGAGCCTGCGGCTCCGTCCCCGGCGGTAGCAACGAGATCAAAGAACCGCTTCTGACCACGCAGATCGACCTGGAAGATAACCAAGTTGTTATCGTCCGTAGCACTTGGAAGCGCTGCGGCAGTGCCATCGATGTCAGTATCGCCGTCTGCATCCAATCCAGCGACATCGGCAAAACCCGATCCAGTGGTATCGGAGGACTGCATCTTGAGTGCTGCCATCGCAATGTCGGTCGCACCCAGGTTAAAGACCACGGTGAGGTAGTCCCAGTCGAGCGTGTCGATTTCGTTCGTGGTCCACGAAGCGTTGTCAACAATGGCAACCGGAGCAATCACCTGGACGTATTTTGCAACTTGCAAATCGTTCATGTTATGAATCCCAAAGGGAGGAGTTTGTGGAAACAACCCGCACCCGAAGGTGCGGGCTCTTGATTGGCTGTTGACTAGCTAGCGGCAGTCTTCAGGGCAACGATTGGGCGAGTGCGGATCGTGTCGCCACGCTCATGCACGTTGATTGCAACACGCTCGGTACATTTGATACCAATCATGTCGTTCTCAAAGTAACGATCAACCGATACCTGAGTGCGAACCGCACGGCGAGTTCCGACAGTTGCGGCAAGCGACAGGTCGCCAAAGTATGCACAGATGGTGCTAGTGCTTGGGCTATTGGTCATCACTTGCGTGAACACGACGGGATAACCGAACAGCATCGGTTGACCAAGGCCGTTGGATGCTTCAGCACCCGAAGAACCGCCCTGTGCCAACTGAGTTCGCACGACTGCTTCCCAGTACACTTGCTTGTGCATGAACCAGACGTTGTTGCTGCCAGAATACTCAGGCAAGATTGCCGCAGTATTTTGGAAGTCTG